GCTTTATACAATGCCATAACGTGCCGAGCATCTCGTACTGCTGATAGCTCTTGGTCTGAGAATCCTAAGTTCTTTGCAAACTTACGCAAATCTGACCTTAGTGTTTCACCTTTTACTGGGTCGCTGTATTCCGGTAGTGATTCAGACAATACGGCAGCCTGCTGAGATAGATATTGTTGCATTCCTTGCTGTTGCTCGGCTTGTTGCATCTCTGCAATGCGTTGTCTTTCAGCTTGTACTGCATATAACTTCTCTTTATTCTGCGACATCTCTGCCACTCGTACAGCGTAACCAATTGGATCAGATTCTTTTAAAGACTCTAAATCCTCTACTGGTTGTTGAGCATTCAGTAATTGCTCCATTGCTTGCAACCGTTCTGCATAAGCATCACGCATATATTTGGCTTCTTCAATAGCTTTTTGTTCAGCCTCTACTGCTTTGCGTTGCTCTGCTACTTGTTGCGTCTTTTTGGTGTAATCTGCACCTTGTTGCGCTAGTGATTTTAGTTCAGTTAAGGTTAGTTCTTTATCCTCGCCACCGACTTTAACTTGAAACCGTTGTTCGTCTTGGTCTGGATTAGACTCCTCTGAGCTATCATCTGCTTGCTCAACTTCTTGCTCGTTGCCACCTTCTTCATTCTCTTGTTCTGGTTGCTCTTCAGCTTGCCCTTCTTCTGGTGCTTCCGATGCATCCATTAAACCTAAGAATGCGTTTTGTGCTTCATTGATAGTGCCATTGCTTTTTGTGTCACTCCCGTTAGGGTTGGTGTCGGTAGTCATTTGAATCTCCATATGCTAGTGCGCCTAGCCACGTTTTATAGATACTATAAAATCTTCCAGCGACTTGCGTTAATCTTGCGGTCATCTGCCATGCCAACGATATGAGCCATTACTTCACGTATGGCTGTTAGCTTTGTGTAAGCATCTTGTCGCTCATCATAATCGTAAAGCGGTGAATTAGACCACCGTTGCATCTGTAATTCTTCCAGCTCTTTAAATACTCCCAAGAAGTTTTGGTCTTGGAGCATATTGTTTGCCCACTCTGATTTGGTCACATGAACCTTCCAGCACCACTAGATGCTGACTGTGCTGCACCTTGTCCACCAAGTAACCCAGTACTCATCTGTGAATCACCTTGCATACCTTGTGCGCTTTGATAAAGCTCTGGGAACAATGAAGCAATATCAATTGTATTATATTGTTGCTCTGGTCTTGCTGTCATAGACCGATTAGCAAAATTATTGATATAATTACGTTCTGCTGCTTTTTTCATTATGCCAAATGGACTAAAAATGCTGTTTGATTGTTGATATGGCTGAGTATAATAGGAGTCAGTATCTGCATCATAATATACTTGACCTTGTTTCTCTTGAGCTTGTGCTTGCATTCCCATAATTTAGTCCTCTACACTATATATAGTAGTTGAATCAATGTTATCTACTACATCTTGTGACTCTGCCTTTATACCACCTTTTACCATTTCATTCAAGCTAGTAATGGCTGACATAATAGCGTTAAGCTGTTCTGTCTGTAGTTTGCCATCAGTTGCTTGTGTCTTAACTTCTAATTCCATCTGTTTCAATTGCAATTCAGCTTCCTTGATACGATACTCGCCTTCAAGTTGCATTTGCTTTTGTTGGAACTCTAACTCTTTACGAGCATTCTCTACTTGCATTTGCTCACGGTCTAGTTGTAACTTAGCCTGGGCAGTCTGTGCAGATAATTGAGCTTTCTGTTCTTCTACCCTTGCATATAACTGTGCTGCCTCGGAGTTTGGATCAGCAGGTGCTTGGCTTGCTTGTTGCATTATTTGTTGCTCAACCTCTGGTGTAATCTCATTAATGAATGAAGTTGTATCTTTAAAGCCAGCCATCTCAATCATACGACCAAGAGTGCTGCGGTATTGCGTTACAGTCACCAATGGGTTGTTAGCACCGTATTTACCGATGATTTCTTCCTGTTTAGCCATAATCATTTGCAACATAGCAATCTGTTCTTGGCGGTTGCCGTTGCCCAAGCCTACGTTGATTGATACTTCGTATAGGTTAGACCATTCACGTGGGTCATAAGATACCCATTTGCCACGCATACGGATTGTCTTGGCTTGGTTTTGGTATTTACATAGTAAGTGCAAGATGCCACGGAATAATGATTTAACACCTGTTTCAGCAAAGATACGAGCCATTAGCTCTAGCTTACCTGCTGACTGTTGCATCATGGCTGCTACGGCTGTTGCTGTAGTGTTCTGAAGCACGTTAGCATCAAGACCTTGCTGTAGGTCACTAACACCAGTACGTTTAGCCTGTACACCATCCAAGTATTCCATCATCGGGAATGATTGACCGGCTGTGTTTGCTACTGTTAGCTGGTTTACTGCTTGAGGATTCTTAACACGGATAACACCACCAGCAGTAGACGTTAGTAAGTCATCTAGGTTTACTTGACCCTCTACGGCAGTTACTCGTGCATTGTTTGTTAGGTACAAGTTGTCTAGCATCTGACGCAAGATAGTAGACTTGGTTAGTTGCAAGTCCATTGTCCTGTCGGCTAGTGATTGACCAAAGAATTTGTGTGGGATAGGAATCGGGCATACAGAGTGGAATGGTACGTAGTCGCACTCTTCGTTAGATAGGATTTGCTCACCACCGATGATAACTCTGCGTAATTCTAGCAAGCCATTGTCGTTAGTATCAACCTTGATGTAGCACTCAAATATCTCTACCTCTTCCATTGATAGGTCAGTAGATTGTGCGTAGTCTGGCATCTCGTCACGACCAAAACGTGCTAGTCGCTCTGGTGAATACTCTAAGCGGTCACCGGCTGGGATAGTATCAACGATAGACTTCTCGTAACCCATAGCAATTAAGTCACCACGAGCAATCATTCTACGGTGAGCTGTAAATGGTGAGTCCTCAATAGTCTTAGCACGTTTGCTAATTAGGAACTCTTCTGGTGGTACGTTCTCAACAGCGATACGGCTGTCATCTTGGATGCGTTCAATCGTTACGTTGTGATTGTTGTAAGGGAAGCCATCAATACCAATAACTACATCAGTAGTCTGCTTGGTAATCTCCCACTCGCCAGTCTGCATAATCATGGCTAGCTCATCGTCAGTCAGCCCTTTGTATTTCTCTTTGATGGTGTCTTTCTTTTCTTCCCAGTAGGCTTTAACAACACCAACCTTCTGTAGCAATGCATCCTTAAACCAGTTGTGTAGGATTAAAAAGCCATCGTTGTCTTTATAGAACACCCAGTTAGCCATATCACTTGCCTGGTCAGCTAGCGGTTCTTCACCATCCTTAGTCGGCTCAAAGCGTACAGCGTCTTCGCATGATGTGAATACACGGATTAGTTGAGGCAATGCACCATCTACGGCTTCAGCTACCTCACCGGTAACTACTTGGCTGCGACCTTCTACCTCAGTTCCGTATTTGTCACGGAAGTAGTAGTTCATGGCATCAGCACGTTCTTGAACAGTATCGGACTCTAAGTAGCCAATAGCGTTGTTGATTTCGTCAGCACATAGTGCCTTTAATTCTTCTTGATTCATCATTATACGACCCATGCCTTATTTTGTTGTAATGGTTTAGACCATGTTGTATCTACTTCTACTAACCCTATTGCAAGATATCTAAACGAGTCTGCAAAGTGTGATGACCAATCGTGTACTGGCTTATCATAAAACACGTTCTGCTTCTCGTTAAACTCTCGCCTGTAATTACGCAATGCCACCAGCCCGTTCTTCGTGTGTTCCATATCAAACCAGCATCTAGGCAGCATACGTCTGACTGCTTGAATGCCATCCGCTATAGATAGGCTTGGTGCTACTGTTACATCTAGTCCTGCTTCCATTAAGACTTCTAGCCTACTACGACCTGTAGTCATCTCTCTGACTCTTACATCGTGCGGAAGTATTTGCTGACCCTTGTCATAACCATTATCACGTAACCAACTAACATAGTAATCTAATCCTACTCCGTGGTTCTCAGTACAGTCTACTAGCTGTATCTCTTTGCCGACTATCTGAGCTACCCAGATACAGGTTGAATCACTTACACCTAAGTCCCAGCTACATACAAGTTTTGCTAGACCGTCTTTAGGAACTTTAGTTACTCTGTTCTCGTTGTCTGCATCCATTAGTAACTTACCGTAGTAAGCACCCTCTACTGGTGCATCAAAGCTACACTCAAACTCTTGGCGGTATTTGTCTTCGCCCATTTCATTACGTGCGCTTGCTAACTCTGACGGGTCTATAATACCTGTATCGCTAGCCTTAAACTCTAAGAACTTCCAACCCTCGGTTGCCTGCGCTCTTTGCTTAAACTCAAGGAAATGGTTATTGCCTTTCGGAGTACCAATAAACAAGCAGAAACCTTTTCTGTCTGCTAATGCCGGTCTTATAATCTCATTCCATATCTTTGGGTCTTGGTCACCGACCTCATCTAACACTACACCATCAAAGTATTGACCACGTAAGCTGTCACCGTTCTCACTTCCGTATAGGCTGATCCTTCTGCCCAGGAAGTCCACTCTTAGCTCTGCGATGTTTGCAGTACCACCAAGTGAGCGAGAATATTCTACTAGGTAATCCCATGCGACCCTTTTAGCCTGTGAATAAGTTGGAGCAATATAAGCGTAACGAGGATTCTTTTGTGTGTTCTGTAACGCAGAATGTATCAATTGTACAATCGCAGAAACAGTCTTACCCATCCTACGATGAGCTACAGCCACAACAAACCGATTCTCTTTTACTGCCTTGTGTATCTCTTTCTGTGGTAATCGTGGCTTATAGCCTAGGTCAATCTGTTTGCTCTCAGTCATCTATGCCTGTAATTACTTGTATAATTATTGGGGCATCAGAATCGCCAGTCAACTTGTTCTCTTGTACTACCTTACCATCCATTCTATCAAAGACTTCTTTAATGGCTGATACGTCACCATCCTCTGCCTTTGTTACTAGAGCCTCACTAATATTCCTAGCTCTTAATGCTTCATTCTGAATTAATATACGTTTCAGAGTATCATTCATTAATCTATTGATTTTACTTGAATGATTGTTACCTAAATTAGCTTCTGCTGCCTTTACTCTGGCTGCTTCTAATTGTGCTGCTTTTTCTTCTGTCATTTTGTTGTGACTCCTTATAGGTTGGTCACCCAGTTGTTAAAATTAGTATTGCGGTCTTGCCGTTGCTCTTTGTTTACCGTACTTAGCTGACATCTGACGTATCTTGTCATCGTTCATAATAGACTTAACACGTTTGTCTTCTATTGCTTGTCTTACACCAGCCATATTTTCTTCGTAATCTTTTACTGCATCTAATTGCCGGTCTTTGTTGCCTAGCATACCATCTACTAGATATCCACTAAGCTGGTAAGCCTTTGCTCTGTTTTCAGCTTGATCATAAGATACATTAGGTGAAGTTGCATACTGATAGCCACCACCGTAATTAATTGCCACATCTAATGGTGTCCTATCATATCGTTGAAATCCTACTTCCGGATTTTTACTTACTAGTGATTGACTTAATTCATCTGGATAGCCACTATGATTCCAAGCCTCAATAGGATGCAAAACTGAATTTAAGAATGCACCACCGTAACCAGATGCTAATGTCTTAGCCTTCTCAAAAGCTGACATATTACTAAATATATTGTTATCTAATAGACCAGCCATAGTTTACCAATGATGTATTGCGTTTATAACGAGTGTAATGTTAGCTATTACAGCCAACAGTATAATAAACCAATGATCGTTCATCTACCATTTGACCTTATTAGCCCAGTAAGCAGCAGACATCTTGCCTTTAGCAATGTTGTCAGCGTGTCGTGCCTTAAATGCTTCGTTACGCTTGCTATTATCTGGACTGCCTTTTACACCTTGTTGACCAAAGCGAATAGTCTTAATCTCGTCACCATCTTTTGCTACTACTACGTGTGACTTGGTAGGATGACCAGGTGTTGCTTTAGGCTTATTGTAGCCAGTTACACCAACTCTATCTAATCGTGGGTCTTTAGCCATTATGCCAATTCAGTTACGCATACAGTTGATGCTGTAGTCGCTGCATCTTTGATGTAAGCCATCTTGTTGCCGGAAGTAACTTTAAAGAATGCAACAGTATTGGCAGGAATCATTGCGCTAGTAGTAACTGTAGCTGTTGGATTAGCACCAAAGGCTACATAGCAATGACCAGATACAGCAGCAACACGTACTAGAGTTACACCTGTAGCAAAGGCTGCTGATTGCGCTGTGGTGTTACCAGCAGCTAAAACTTGTGATGTAGAAGGTGTATAAGCATCTACTACGTTACCATTATCATCTTTCGCAATTATACTCATATTATTTACCCTTCATTTTGTTCGCTTCGCTGAGTGCGATAGCAATTGCTTGTTTACGTGACTTAACGACCTTGCCACCTTTACCAGAATGAAGGTCTTTATCTTTATACTCGCCCATTACTTTGCCAATCTTTTCCGCAATCTTATCCATGTTTCGCATTTTAGTCTTCCTCAGTTTCAAAATCTTTACGTTCCCATACGCTGCATAAACGTGAGTTATGACAGATTAGGTCTAGCTTGTGACACCAGCCACGTTGAGCTTGACCATCGTATAGATCGTATTTGTTAAGTGGGATTGCCTCCATTGCTTCAAACATTTCTGGAGTGTTGTCGTAGTAGGCGCAGTTACCGCATCGTTGACGCTTGACTTCTGCTGGTGTGATTCGGAACATCTTAGCCATCTTTGCCCAGTACTCGGTATTAGGCAAACTTGGGTTCATAGCTCCAAGAGAATAGTTATCAATGGCATTCTTGGTGTTGTCAGCAATCTCTTTGGCTGTGCCAATAGTAGTCTTTGTGTCTAACAAACCTTTTGCCATAGTTATTC